CAGTTGCGCAAGCTGCGCGATCTCACCGCCACCACTGGCGCATACCTGTGGCAGCCATCAACACAGGCCGGACAGCCTGACTTGCTTCTCGGCAAGCCAGTATTCACCGACCCTGCCATGCCAACAGTTACCACCACGGCCGGCAAGGGCCTTGCATTCGGTGACTGGGGACGTGGAGTTATGGTCCGCATCGCCGGCGGCATTCGCGTCGAGTCCAGTCAGGATTTTGCTTTCAATACTGACCTGAACACCTTCCGCTTCATCATGCGTGGAGATTCTCAGATCATCGACGCGGCAGCAGCTCGGGTACTTACTTACCTGACCTAATCCGCTAGCTGGAAGGCGCACGCTGAGCTCGAGCTCGGCGTGCGCCTCAAGGCGTTATCGAAAGGGGCACAGATGCCCGCTATACGCTTACAGATCGCAGCGTCCGGCTTTGAGTCCGGCGCAGTCGTCGAGGCCGACAAGGCCACCGCCGACAACCTCGTCATGCATGGCTTCGCAACTCGCGCCGAGAAGGACGCCATCGCCATCGGCACACTAGAGACAGCCTCGGCCGATCTCAGCGTGGAGAACGCAGCACTACCCACACCACGCGGCCGCAAGCCCAAAGCCTCCTAAAGATGCACAGGGAGGTTCTGGAGTGGGTTCAGAGATGGGCACCATCTGGGCCGAAGAACGTCCTCGATGTCGGCGGCCGGGATCTTAACGGTCACGGGCGCTACCTCTTCGACTCAAGCTCGACCTTCGAGGTGATCGACCTCGTCGAGGCTCCCGAGGTGACATGGGTCGGCGACATTCTCGACTTCGGCTCTGTCGAGACCTTCGACGTCGCTCTGTACTTGGAGGTGGCCGAGCACACTGCCGAATGGCCCGAGCACATCCGCCACATTTCGCACCTGGTCGACCCTCACGGCGGCCTCTTCGTCTTTACCGCTGCAGGCTACGGCCGAGCACCTCACTCAGCAGCCGACGGCGGACGCCTGCAGCCGGGCGAGCACTACCAGAACATTGACCCCAGCGCTCTCGCTGCAGTGCTGGAGGGCTGCTTCTCGAAGCACGTCCTCGACATTCACGGCGAAGACGTCCGAGCGGCGGCATGGAGATAACCGAATGACCATCACGAACGGCTACATCACAAGCGCCGAGGCTCAGGCCTATACGGGCGTCAACCTCGCAGGCTCGACAGCACTGCTCGACGATGTCGTCACGGCATCGAGTCGCCTGATCGACGAGCACTGCGGCCGCCACTTCTACTCCGAGACCGCAATCCGCTACTTCGACACCGATGACTCTCAGGTCCTCACGCTCGGAGCGTTCAATGATCTCACCTCGGCGACCTCGATCACCGAGGACCGAGCCGGAGACGGCACCTATGCCACGACCTACACGGCGAGCGAGTATCAGCTCGGCCCAGTCGGAGCAGCGACGAGGGCTCCGATAGCTGAGCCGTTCTCTGAACTCCGCCTCCTCGATAACGTCACCTTCTCGGTCGTCGTCCCAACTGGCCGGCGTGGCCTCATCAAGATCAACGGGACATGGGGCTGGCCTGCAGTCCCGGTCGAAGTCAAGCAAGCCTGTCGGATCATCGTCGCCGAGGTCATGAAGCTGGAGTCCGCTCCGCTCGGGATCGTCGGCTTCGCAGACTTCGGCGTGACTCGGGTCTCTAAGTCGATGAGTCCTCGGGCGGTCCAGATGCTGCAGCCCTATCGCCACGGCGGGAACTTCGGCATCGCGTGAGCGAGATCACGAACGGCGAGATCCGAGACGTCATCGCCCTGGCACTGTCAAGGGTGCCAGGAGTGAACATCTACCGCTTCCCGCCCGAGGACATCGCAGCGCCGGCCGTCTTCGTCGCTGGCTTCACGATCCGCCCGCTGACCTTCGACGGCCACCGTGAGACCTCGGTCGACCTGACCGTCATGGTCTCGCACCGTCACGTCGATCAGCTCACCTTCCTCGATGCGATGCTCGACTCCGAGGGCAGCTCCTCAATCGTGGCCGCCATCGACGCCGCAGCGAGCCCAGACGTCAACCTCCGAGTGAACACCATCGGGAACTACCGAGAGCTCACCATCGCAGACGTCGGCTACTACGCCGCAGACATCACCGTCGAGGTCTTGACCTGATGGCAACAACGAACAACGCGCACGCCTTCGGGCAGAGGATCGTCAACTACGGCGAGGCGATGGCGAACGTCAACAAGACAGCAGTGACTGCAGCGGCGGTCGTCTATAAAGGCTCATCGCTCGGCTCTGCTGCCAAGTTCACCGGCGGCGACCTCCGCTTCTCACGCTGGAAAGGCAAGCAGAGCCCGAGGCTCGGAGCAGGCTTCGAGGTCACAGGTGGAGTACACGCGAGCGCCATCCTCAAGGCGAAGCCGTTCGGCATCTGGAATTTCTTGGAGGAGGGCTCGCCTCCGCACGTCATGACTCCGAAGTCAAAGCGACGAGGCGGGAAGAAGACGATGCACTTCGGCAGCTCGGCTTTCTACGCCCGAGTCAATCATCCAGGCAGACGAGGCACGAACGCCTGGTCCATCGGAATCAAGGCCGGCACCGAGCCCGCCATTCAGGCCTACAAGCGGACCCAGATCATCGCCCTCGCAGAGGCTAACTGAGTGCGCGTTCTGCTCGTCCATCCCGGCCCGAGCTTCTCGGTTCAGGATGTCTACGACGGCTGGGCTGAAGGCTTCGAGACTCTCGGCCATGAAGTCGCCCATTACAACCTCGGGCAGAGGCTGACGTGGGGCGGGATAGCTCACCTCTCCAAGACCGACGGGACATTCATCCGAGCGTTTAACGAGCCCGAGGACGTCTATCAGTTCGCTCTCAGCGGACTCAGCCAGTCGGCTTTCTATTGGTGGCCGGATCTGATCGTCTTTGTTAGCGGCTTCATCTTGGACCCGCAGTTCATCGCAGTCGCCCGCAGCCGTGGAATGAAGACGGCCTGCATCTTTACTGAGTCGCCCTATGAGGACACTCGACAGCTCGCAGCCGCTTCGACCTTTGACGTCGTGGCGCTTAACGATCCGACCAACCTGGCACAGTTCCAAGAGCTGACGAACGCCATCTACACGCCTCACGCCTATCGGCCCTCTGTTCACTATCCCGGCGAGGTCAGCATCGAGTCTCGGGACTGCATCTTCGTCGGCACTGGCTACCCGTCGAGGGTCGCCTTCATGGAGCGATGCGACTGGTCAGGCATCGAGCTCGGCCTCGCTGGGAACTGGCAGAACGTCCCCGAGTCACTCACCGAGCGAGTCGTCCATGACGTCGAGGACTGCATCGACAACTCCGACACCGCCGACCTCTACCGCCGAAGCCGTACCTCATTCAACCTCTACCGCACCGAGACGAACGGCGACGTCTCCGACACTTCTGAAGGCTGGGCCGTTGGGCCGAGAGAGATCGAGCTCGCAGCTTCTGGCTGTTGGCAAGCTCGCCAGTCCCGAGGCGAATCAGACGAACTCTTTCCGATGCTCCCGACTTTCGACAGTCCCGAGGAGCTCGGAGAACTCATCCGATGGGCACTAGCTCATCCTCAAGAACGGGCGGCACAAGCTGCTCTAGCAAGAGCGGCGATTATGGATCGCACGTTCCCGAACAATGCCCGGCAGCTAATCACGGCGGCCGGGTTCTAGTCAACGAAAGAGAGGCCATCTCATGGCAGCAGTATCAGGCAAAAAAGGTAGGTTGCTGGCGGACGTAACGCCCGCAGGATCAGGCGCAGCCGTTCCGGTTGCACTGCTCAAGGACTGGTCACTCGACCTCTCCACCGACAACACAGACGTGACCGCCTTCGGCGATGCCGTCCATGTTTTCGTGCCCGGTATCCCTTCAGCTAGCGGAAGCTTCTCCGGCTACTTCGACACCGCCGGCAGCCAGTTCGCCGTCAGCACCTCAGTCGCCGCAGGCCGCAAGGTGTACCTCTACCCGAATTTCACCGACAACGCTTCGCTCTACTGGTTCGGAACTGCTCACTTCGACATGAGCGTGAGCACTGCAGCCGACGGCGCTGTCGAGATCAGCGGCAGCTTCAACGCAGCCTCCGCCATCACGAGCAGCACGGGCATCTAGGTATGGCTGACGAGTGGGCCGTCAACACACCCAGCGGACAGATGAGACTGGCGGACTTCACGCTCGACCAACTCGTCGAACTCGAAGCGGACTGCGACGAGCAGTGGTGGCAACTGCTCAGCAGTCCGTTCCGATCCGCGCGTTCTGCGAAATACATCTATCGCTCGGCTTGCGCGCAGATGGGCTGCGAGCCCGAGGTGCTGACCGTTCGGACGATCACGGACGTATTCGTCCAGGTACCCGACGATCTGCCAGATACCTACGGCGGAGGACTCCCAAAAGCGGAGGACGATCCATCAGCCTCGACAGTTGGATCGTCTTCGGAGCCTGCAGCTTCAACTGGACCCCAGCCCAAACCCGAAGCCTGACAGTTAGGGAGCTTCAGCTCCTGAGCGAGTCGATGTCAAGCAAGTGATTACAGAGGAGGGCCCGTCATGGCGTTAATGGAAAAGCTGCAGATGCTCATTACTGCAGACGCAGGCGGAGCGATCCGAGAGTTCAAGAAGGTCGGCAACGCAGCCGACAAGGATCTCGGCAAGGCAACCGGCAGCGTGGACCGGATGTCCTCTCGCATGATGTCAATGGGCTCGGCCGCTGTCATCGGTGCGGCTGCTGTCGCTGTTGGCCTTGCTTCGCTAGCGAAGGACGCCTCCGACGCTGAGCAGCAACAGCTCAAGCTGACGAACTCGATCAAGAACTCAGACAACGCCTACGCCGGCAACGGTAAGGCGCTGCGCGAGCAGGCCTCGGCGCTCATGAAGGTCACCGCCGCAGACGATGACGCCATCGTTTCAGCTCAGGCGCTCATGGTCCAGTTCGGGAAGAGCGAGGACGAGGTCCTCAGTTTGACGCCGCTTGTCGTCGACC